ACTCCTTTTGCATCTATCTTTATCGCTTCTGGGTACAACCTCCACAGTTCTTCTATCAAGTAGTCCTCTATGAGTTTCTTATCTTCAGTGCATTGTTTAAAACTTTTAAATTCAACCTTTGGATTATAAAAACTACACAATGCCTCTCCACCTTTATACCTAGGTGCTTCAACAAAAATTACACAAAAAGCTATTAAGACTTCCATTAGAACGGAACCTCCTCTTCCTCGATTGTAATTGGTTTGATTTCTACCTCTGCTCCAAACTCTGGTATCCACCAGACTCTGACAGTTTTCCATTTACCTTGTGATGTCTGAAACTTTTTAACAACAGAACTGTCTCCGTTGTTTACTTCTTTCAATCTCTCTTGGACTTGTGCTCTTGTATAATTATCAAACTTTCTGTTTCTCAAGAACTCCATCAGTGAGTCTAATCTAAAGTATGTTCTAGATTCCTCTATATCTGTGTATGGTTTACCAATCACAACCTCTTCAAAACTTTGTGCTTGTACTCGACCTGTGCAAAACAGTTCAAGGTATGATAAGAACTGTCCCTTGTATGTTAGTTCTTGTGGCACTGCTATCTCATTACAATTCTCAAGCAACATGTTGACTTGCACTTCCCAATCGCCATCTTTCATCTTTGGTGGCATGAAGTTCAACTGCTCCATACATGCTCTCTGAAATAATCTTGGTGCTTGTAGTTCCTCTGTAGTTAGCTCTAGTCTTCTGCCATCTATGTCCAAGAACCACAGACGAGGCTCTGATAATATAACTGATAAGCCACTGATTGCAGGCATAGATGTTGTGCCAATACCATGCTTCAAACCACGACATACACTTTGATTACAATGTGATGACATGGGTTCTTCTTTACATAGATACTGATATTCTTTCTTCTCCAACGTAGATTGTATTGTAACAATTTCAGATGCAGGCAATGGTGGAGTAAAATGTTTTACATTCAACTGTTCTAATTGTGTCTTCCAATCGTTAGGTTCAGACTTCTGTAAAAAGACACCGAGTTGAAAAGCCGCTTTGTTTCTGCCACCCTCAAAGATTCCCATGCTAAGTAAAGATTTAAGGCATGGAACATAACCTGGAAACAAGTTTGGTTTACCACCAACAGAGATCTCCATAAATTTTTTGGGATCACATTTTATCTTGTGCACTCTATCTATGAACTGTTGGAGAGTAGCCTCTACATAATCAGACTTCTCTTTCCAATATGCAAACCTCAAAGTTTTTTCTGCATCAAAATATGGTAGGTTTATAAAATTACCAACATCCCCTCTTTCTACCAATACTTGCTCTTGCTTTGGGAATATCTCACAACGACCATGACCAAGTGCCGCGGCTATTTCGGCAGCTTTGTCTCTAAAGTCAGCAGCTTCCATCCACTTGTCAAAGAAAAAGAATATGTGTGCACCCCCACTTTTACTACGGCACACGATACACGGGACTTTTAATTTATCTAACTTATCCACCAACTGCTTGTGATCTAGTGGGTATTCATCAATATCAAGAGCACCGAACTTACATTGGTTCTGTTCATTAATTGGTATTGCACCGACACCTTTTCTTCCGTCTATGTGCCCTTGCATTAATTCTAATGTTAGTGGTTGTCTTACGATAAATGATTTGGCTTTTTGTTTGCCATTCATTCTTTGATTTGAAACTTCCGTCTGTCCGTGTGCTCCACTAAAACCTTCGAAAGCATGTAATAATTCTTCTGTTAAATTCACTCTACACTCCCAAAATAAAAAACCGTGTAGATGAGTGTGGTATCTACACGGCTAGTTTAATTAGAACGGTACTTCGTCTTTCTCTGCTATCTCATCAGCAGAAGCGGCAGCCATTTTGACTTCCCCTTTAGCCACACCTTGATACATATTACGAGCTTCAAGCATCATCTTCTCTATCTCGGGTGTAACATCATTGATACGATCTAACTTGTAGTTAAACCACTTGCCTTGATCGTTGGCTTCTAACACAGTGGTTAATTGCCAAGCCGTTCCATAAATAGGCATAAGAGCACCACTTGGTAATCTCGCACTATTCTTTAAAGTATTCCATCTACGAGACACTTTTAATTGTGTCTTTTTCATGTCTAGAACACTCGGTGCTATCGTTCCATCGGCAGACTTTGCGATCACTAAATGTTGATGAGTTCTGACCAACTCGTTTCCGTTTGGTAACATCTCGATTGTTCCCTCACGGTTCGTCATTGCTATGTCTTTGTCATCTGCCGCTAGTTCTCTTACAAAACCACCACCACTTGATCTAAGTTGAAATTCTAAAAATTTCTTCTCAAAGAAAGCAGGAACAACAATCACACCCTCATCTTGTTTGTACACTTCTTGTGAAACAGTATTGAAGATGTCGCCTTGTTCTGCACCTTTAATATACAAAGGATCGTCCTTTTGTAATTGTGGAGATAATGCTTGGATAATCCTTATAAAAGGTATCTGCATATCTTCCGTAGTGATATTTTCAAGACCAACACCAGCGTCAGCTTCTAACATTTTATCTAACTCTGATGCTACCACATTAGTAGCCTTTCTTTGTGCAACTTGGTTCATTACTGACCTCCCTTTATCTTAGCACGGTTGCCCTGGTATATTCCAAATAGATCAAAGTCTATTTCTTTACCACTTTCAATTCTATTCTTTACCCAGGTTTTTAAAGTCATTGGATGTACATGCTGTTTCTTGACAGGCGCAAAGCCTTTGTTCTCAAGGTCTGCAACTACAGAACCAGCTTGATTATCTTGACCCATACTGAAACTTACAACAACTTCGTTCTTGATAAGATCGCCTTCTCCAACCTCTCTTAGATATTGGAAAGCCTCTTGTTTCCTAGTTTCGGGTATCCTAGCGGAAACAAACTTATCGATTGAAACTTTGTTGCCGTCAACTGTAAGACTTTCAACACCCATAGTTTCCATCAATGAGGGTATATCTTCCTCATCAACAGATCTCTTTTTCTGTTGTAGGTCTTTTAGTTGTGCTTCGGTATCTTTGATTTGTTGATTTAACTCAACAGATCTACGGATTAAAGACGATAGACTTTTAGTATCGCCTTCTCTGACTTGCTTAAATGCTTGAGGGTCAGCTGCCTCTTGCTCGAATAGTGAATACACATCACTCATCGTTCTCTCCTTCTACGTTAAAGTTTATGCCCTTCGGCGGTTATAGTTGAAGGTATAGTTTAATTAATTATACCTTCTCGTCAACGAGTTTTTTCTTAATGCCTGCGGCACTAGACTCGTATTCTTTTTCAGTCAAATAAGTTATTGTACCACCTACAGATCTGTAGTTTTCCTTGGCTAACTCATTGAGTTTCTTCCAAGTTTCGATCCCAACTGCTATTGACTTATATTTATCTGTATCCATTGTTCACTCCAAAGTAAGTGTGGGTAGGGAAACACCAACAACGAAAGGAAAAAAGGAGAACCACCCTACCCATACTTGAGATATTGTTGCTAATAACAACATCCGTGACAATTATAGTTCTACCAAATCTATATAAATACGTCAACATAAAATCCTATTTTTTCTCATAAATTTTATATTCTTTTTTTAATTTAGCCATCTTCAAAATTTGATACATCATGTCTTGACTATAATTTAAAACAGATCTCCACTCGTTTTTATCAGATGGATTTAAAAAATCATTTTTAGTTAATGTCAAAGATTTAACACTGGTAAAAGACTCCACTGGAAAAAACAGCACGGCTTTCTGTAAGTTTTCTATATCCAAAGCCACCAGTGCTATGATGTCGCAGTCCTCTCTTGTATAGTACCTTTTGTCTGATCCTTTGGATATGTTGAAAGAATACCTAGTTAACTCGTCTCTTTGTAAGACTGTCTTAACTTCCACTCGTTGTGCTACTTTTAATCCTGCACCACCAACCACGGCTATATCAACACCATCTTGTTTCACTGTTGATGCCGCATAACCAAGCATCGATAACTTAAATACTGTTAAGTTCTCACCTGCATTGCCTACAATCTTCTCGCCTCTTAACTTACTCATACTTTCTTCTCCTATATATTGCATTGTCTTCGTACTTTGCTCTTGGATCATCCTCAAACATAATCCCTTCATCTTCTTCTGTTCTAACTTTCTTTTTCATCTGCATGTCTTTGTAGATGTCTCTCAAATAAGAGTTGCCAGTGGATCTACAATCATTACAGTATCTCTTCATGTATCGTTTAATCTTTACCTTCGGTAGTTTTTCGCCACACTCTCTACAATAATCATTACCTAGATTTATACTTTTAACCATTCTAATACCTTCTCCCCTAATGTTATGTTTGCTAATTTATTTTTATTAACTAAAGTTTTAACTATATGCACATCAACTGTATTCGGACAAACTAAATCTACATACAACACGGGATTATGTTGTCCAACTCTGTGTGCCCTATCTTCTGATTGAACACGGGACTCCAAATTAAAATCGTTGGAATAGTAAATTACATTTGTCGCGGCATGAAGAGTTATTCCCATACCACCCGTTTGTGCATTACTGACAAAGAACCTCGTGGGATCTGCCGAGTTCTGAAACCTCGCAATCGCCTCGTCTCTTTGTGCCATAGTCGTATCGCCAAAATAAGATACTGTAGACTCTTGTCCATACGCACCTTTTAAACTACTGCAAATTTTCATGATGTCATGACGGAACCTAGACCATATAATAATTTTACCTTCCATCTCTTCTATTACTTCAAGTAATGTCGATAACCTATTGTTTGGTATATGTTTTACTTCTCCATCATCAGTAACAAGATAACCACAAAGCAACTGCTGGAGTCGCAAAAGCCGTGTCATAACTTCGGGTGCAGTAACCATGTTACCATCTTCAAGCAGCGCCACCGAACTTTTCTTCAGACTTTGATAATGTCTCTCTTGTTCCATTGTCATGTCAACTTGCCGTGTAACATATGTTTTGGGTGGTAGATCAAGTGCTTCTTCTTTAGTTACCCGATACGAATGTGGATCAATTTTTTTCTTCAACTCTTCTAGGTTCTTGTACCCCACGACTTGATTGAAAGAATGTGATCCCATCTTCATTGATTTGATAACTGCATATCGTCCTTGAAAAGACCAATAAGAATCAAACCCCAAAATTTTTTTACTCATAAATAAACACTGTGAGTATAAATCTAATGGAGATTTTGTTATCGGAGCACCCGTAAGTATTCTTTTATACTTCGCTCCTTCGGCAAATTTTATCAAAGCCTTGGTTCTCTTGGCTTTGATATTCTTAATTGTTGTTGATTCATCAACGGCTATTAGATAATTACTTCTCCAGGTAAACGTATCAAGAAACTTGAATATCTTTTTGGTAGCAAAAGCCTCTACATTGATTAGTAGTATTCGTAACTTCTCTCTCGCATCATGGCCCACGGAGTTTTTTAATTCTGTGGTTTCTTTTTTATTAAGATTAGATTTCCAAGTATATACTTTATGAGATACATCATCTGTTAAATGTGTTGGTATCTCATTGTTCCTCCAATTAGTGTAGACACCTTTCGGTGCTACAATAATTGCAGTATCTATTTTGTTGTGCCAATACAACCAAGCCATGTTATCAATGAGGACTTTTGATTTGCCACACCCCATCTCCATGAAGTATGCAAAGTTTTCTTTGTTATAGCTTAGTTGTAAGGCTTTCAACTGATGATCGTAAGGATCAGTTTTTAAAAGAAAGTTAGTTTTATCTATTTCCATATACTTGCAACCTTATCTTTTTACCTGCCGAAGTATTATGATTATACAACCTTTCGATATTCAAAATGAAATCATTACGGCTGCCTTGATTTTTTAGTTTTGATGAATGACTCTCCAACCTTGATAAGAATACTTTCCAAACAAAGGTAGAGTCCTTCAATGCAGATATTATAGCACCAACAAAAGATCTTTTTTTATAGTATGGAAAATATTCTCCGATCTGTTGGATCTTATCTGCCGTATCTTTTGCCCACTCTAAGTCAGTAACTTTAAAGTTTCCGTCCTTAAAATCTGCTAGATCTTCTGAAGAGTGCCACCCTTTACCATTCAACATGGATATGGAATCCGAAATTGAAAACTCATACTTCTCATGAAACCACTTTAATACTTCATAGTCTTTATTACCAAGGGTTACATGACTATCAAGAAACTCTTGCATAGTCCATGCTCTCGCAGTAGAGTTCATCTTCCTTATATCCTGGATCACTAAACCTTCTTTTATCATGTAAGTTATTGGCATACCCAAAGACTTATAGGCTTCAAGTCTGTGTTGACCTTCGCATACTTCCATCTTCTCATTGACTATTATCGGTATCTGAAAATCTTTTTTAGCTATCTGATCCGATAACTTTTTTACATGAGCCTCAACAAGATCACGATTACCTTTTATATATTTAAATTTACTATAATCCGTAGTCGAGTGGATTTTATTCTTATCTTTCTTATCGTTATCATTATCTTTAGTCATTATCCTCCCCCCTATTAAATTCATGCCTCAGTTGCCAATAAGCATATTGTAATTTTCTTGCGTTTTCTGAAGTGATGTCAAACATTTCGCTATATTCAGAAACAAATTCTGAAAGAGCCACATAAGTTTGATCTAAGGCTTTTACTTGATCTGAAGTAAGAGACTTTATTGCTTGGCTTCTCAAAGCATTTTTCTTTTCTGCCTCTATCTCCCATTGTAGTTTTTTAGACACTTTCTTTCCTCCTATTTTTTAAATTTTCTTTAACCATCAAAGCAACTGTACTAGCAATAGTTCTGTTGTCTTCCTTGGCTATTCTCTTTATCTGATCGTATATCGAAACACGGACATTTAAAGATTTGTAGCTTACGTCTTCATTGTCTAGATCATAAACTGATTCGGCATCTTCGCTTACTTGATCTCTGGGTATGATGCCATCAATATAATCTCCGACTTCATTGTCGATATTGTCTTCCCAGAGCCTTTTTGTGCCTCCCATAATATCTCCTATTTTTAATTATTATTACTTATATATAAGTAATGTATGGGATAAAATAAGTCAAGTGGCATAATAACTTTTTTCATCTTTTATTTTCTTAGAACCACAACTCGGACATTTATGTACTTCTTGCACTTTGTTGTTTTTAAAAGTCAATGTTACTTTTTTCATAGCAACACGGCACCTGGTGCATTTTTTTTTATCTTCAAATTTCATTTACATATAGTTTCTGTCATATTTTTTTGTTTATAAAAATTTTTTAAAAATAGGTGTAACTAGTGTAACCTTGTAACCAATGGGTTCAAACCCTTGGTATGCTTACAGGTGTTGGTTACACTTTGGTTACAGATGTTACACTTTAAAGCCGACCGCGTCATTTTTTTTCCTTTTTTTATTGATAAAATATGGGAGAAACTCTACTATGGGATCATGCCATTGACTAATAGACAGAAAACTTTTGCTAAACTTATTGTAGAAGGAACAAATTCTAATTCTGAATGTGCTAGACAAGCAGGTTACTCTGAAGGTCAGGCCCGAAAGACTGCGAGTTTGCTCCTTAATGGTAGAGACTTTCCTCTTGTAGTTGAACACATCAAAGAACTCCGTGAAAATTACGAAAGGAAATATGGAGTGTCTCTGATGGGTCAGATGAAAAGGTTTGCAGATCTCTCGAGAGGTGCAGAAGAATCTGGTCAGTTTTCGGCAGCCGTGAATGCAGAAAAAATAAGGTCTGCACTCGGTGGTCTTGCTATTGATCGTAGGGAAACTAATGTAACACATAACCTAGACAAACTCTCTCGTGAAGAAATCATTGGTCGTCTTGCAGAAATAAGAAAGAATTATCCCTCTGCGTTTGAAGGCGAATATAAAGTGGTCGAAGAGAGTGGAAGGGCGAGGTCTCTCTCCGACCTGGGCAAATAGCAATTCCCGATATTGCTCCGTGCATTTCAAAGATAGATTAAAGATCACAATTAAGTCAACCCCATTTCTTTTTTAATTGCTAATCCAATCAACATTGCATTTTGTGGAACGATTGCATTTCCTAATGCTTTGAGTCTGTTTGCACGATCTTTCTGATCTACAATTATTCTTGGGACTCCTCGAGGCTCGTCCAACCAATAGGATACCCCATTAGCCACTCCGTCCAATCGCAGTTGAGTCTTGCATCTCCCTCGATCTGATAAATCTTGTGAGCTAGATCGATCTGTCTGCCGTCCTTCAGTCTCTTCTCGTAATATTGATTGTTTCCGTTGTAACTGTGTTTCTTCAGTCCCGAGTTCGGTGTTGGAAACTTCCACTCTTCCATTCGAGGTGGTCTCAAGGTTACTCCGTTCATCATGGCTTGTGCTTCTGCTTCCGTGAGTTCTCCTTTCTCCACTTTCTTTCGAAAGATCATTGTCTGTCCCTCCGAGGCGTGTCCAAAACCCTTGGTCGTAGGGGTCGGATACATCTCCATTGTCTTGGGATCGACTTGTTCCCTTAAGTTGCTCGGTCTCTTCCGTCCCTTTCGGTGTCCCTCTTGCATCTTCTTGGTCGCCTCTGCACTTCTCGGAGGTAGGGAATCCATAGTTGTCGGGGTCGCCCAAGTTTCTACAGATGATCCAAAGTCTGTCCCTTTTGTGTCTTGCTCCGATTGCACTAGACGGAAGTACAAATGTCCTCGTGTGGTAGTTGATGCTTTCCATTGCAAACAATACCTCGTCAAGTCCCAATGAGAGGTGTCCATAAACATTTTCGAAAACACAATAAGTGGGTCTGATTTGTTCAATAAGTTTATGCAAGTACGGAAAGATGTGGCGAGGGTCTTGCGAACCTCCCCTTTTACCACTTGTCGAGAAGGGTTGACATGGGTAGCCAGAGGTGAGGACATCTGGTCTTTCTGAAATAAATCTTGTTGGGTCATCTGCGATCTCCTTTACATCATCAAAGATTGGAATTCCTGGAAAGTTTTTAGCAAGAACTTTCTGACAAAACTTGTCTGTGTCGCAAAAAGCGATAGGCTCGGATAACTTTGCCATGGAAAAACCCACTGCAAAGCCACCAATACCACTACATAAATCAAGGTGTTTTAGCATCTCTAATCCTCTGCCATTTTATGTTTAATTCTAAATCTTCAAGCATATACCAATAATCCAAAACATCTTCGTAAACCTCTTCGTCTTGGCTACATTCATGCCTTAGATTTATTCTAGCTTGTTTGTTAGATGCTTCTCCGAGAAAAGCATCTAACATTTCATCTGTGATTTCATTTGTTCTTTCGTGCATCATAACTCTGCCTCAAAATCACACTCGCCTTGTTCATCTATGCACTTATAAATTTTTCTTCCAAGATGTAATCTTGCATACCATTCTAAAAGTTCTTTTGCTTTTTCTTCGGTGGTAAGACCTTTTACATTTTTGTTTAAAAACTCAAGAAGCATTTTGTCATTATAGCTATCATGCTCTTCAAAGAATTTATCTAAAGCCACCATGTAACCTTGTAAAACTCTACTACATTCAAGTAGACCCTTGTGAACCTTCTTCTTATCATCTTCACTAAAATAATAATGATAAAATCTAGGCTTTCCTTCTACTCCAAAAAAGTCGGCATCATCACTACTTTGCACACCAAACCAAAACTTTCCTTCAATATCGCCATTGTAATATCTACCCATTTTATTCCTCCAATCCTAATTTCTTCATTGTCTCTTTTACTTCTTTATCTTCGAAATGTTGTTTCAATGTTATTGCTACTTTTTCTTGAAACCAATCACTCTCCGTAATTACATCAAGTTCATTGTAAATAAAATTTTCTAAAGCCTTTGCTAACTCCAAAGAGCTTGGTCTGATATCTTCCATTACAACCACTCCTCTATAATTTCATAATCTACATTATCGTTTTGTACATACTCCAAAGCATCTTCAATAAACTTACTTTTATTAAAATATAATCTTCTATGACCACTCTCGTCATATTGTATATACTGATTAATATCTATGTTGTTCTCCATAAATTTATCAAGACCATCTTTCATTATGTGTACTCCTTAAATAGTTTTAATGCTTGATCGAATGGTAAAAAGTTGAGACACTTGCCAACCATGTGAGGATACTTCCTCTCAAGGTGTCTGACAAATTCATCATCATGTCTTTTTTCTGTGGAAGAATTTTTTTTGAAACCAACTAAAAATTCCTCATCTTTTTCTTTTTCAATACAAAGATATTTCTTTTTTAGTTCCTTCTTTAACAATTTAGCATCAAGCCAATTATATAACTCTTGGTGGCAATAATGCTCTAAGTCTAAGTCTGTATGATAGGTCTTTCCACCATACTCCCAAGTCTCTTGACCAAACTTTTCAACGCACCATTTATCAATGTCTTGAAGTCTAAAACCACTTTCGGGATAGGTGTGTTGTCTATCACTCCCCCCGTGTCCGTCATTAGATACTTCAACTGCTTTCTTGCCATTGACATATACTGTGGCATTATAACAAGGTGTTTCTTCTGAACCTCTTGCATAGTGTGAGATATTTTTTACCTCTAGTTTTGAAATCTGCATATCTTTTCCTTTCGTTTGTTGTTGCAATTTTCAAGATAAGGCACGAGTAATCCATGCCCTACTTTGACAACTGCTAGGCACTACCTTCAGTTCTTAATTTTTCTAAAAGCAATCTAGCTTCTTCAAGATTGTTCTGATAAATATGCCAAGGTGTAAGAGTAAATCCTTGACCATCATTTTCTATAGCAACTTTACCTTGGAAATTAATTTTGCTTTTTAAATCTTCCAATGTGGTTTTGCACTCTATACTTTCGCCCTCTGCATCTGTGCCTAAAACTAAAGCCTTTCCCATAATTGTTTGATTAAATTTTGGGTTATCGGCTCTAATATTAAAAGCGAAGTTACTGTCTTTTAATAATCCCTCTTCGTCTATCCAAAGAGTGTCCCCATTGTCAAACGGATAAACTGCTTCAAAGGTTCTGCAACCTAATATTCTATAGATGCTTTTGTAGTCTCCGTCATAGCTTATAAATCTAATTGTTTCATCTGTTGGATCAATAAATAATGCTTTCATCTTTTCCCTCTTCTTGATTTAAAGTTAGTAGTTGAGAAGAGACAAATTCCTTTGTCTCCTCTATCTCTTCATTTATTTTGTAGATTATTTCTAAACCCCAAAAATCTATTCTTTCCATTATTGGTTCTTTCCTTTTAAAAATATTTTACACAATCTTTTAATTCTTTTGTAAGAAGTTGTTTCTGCTAATCTAATATTATGTTCTTCTTTAAAATACTCGATAAAAGATCTTTTATCATTGCTTAAATATTTATACCAAAGCGACAATATTTTCTGTTGCTCTTCATCATATGCAATCTTATATTTATCCATATCAAGCAACCTTTTCTCTTGTTAGTTTTGTTTCGTCTAAAACTGAATTAGCAAAGTCATTAATATTATATTGTTGTTGTTCTCTATATCTTTTGAATTCACGATTAACAATTTCAAAAGTATTTGGGTCAATCCAATAAACCCCATTGTCTCCGTTGTCTGTGTCCATCTGACAATACACACCAACACCAACAGACAGACCCCCAGAAAAATAATTAGTTATTAACTGAACTAGTCTAGCAATTCCATAATCGCCACCCCTAAAGTCTGCCATTTTATGAGCCTTTAAAAAACCTTCGATACTGTCTCGACCTCCGTTCCAATGTAAATAAATTGAAGGGGAATACTCTTTTGGCACACCTTCACATTTAAAACTTATTACTGCTCTATTTCCCATAATATTTGCCCTTTCGTTTTTTATTATGTTAAAGTTTTAATATCTTAAGATTATCCCATAAAGTCCCACAATAGGCAAGTTAAAAATGACAGAAAAAAACTTTTTTTTAAGTATCAAAAACCAACTCCCAAAAGGTTCATTTATTCAAAAAATAGAAAATAAGTTTAATAGTGGTTTCCCCGATCTAATAATTATTAATGAAAAACTACCTTTATTTATTGAACTAAAAGCACCATCAAAAGGAAACACTTTTAAGGTTGAACCTTCACAAATTTCAACACATTTGAGGATTTCTGCCAATAATTACGTTTCTTTTTTCTTGGTTCAAGCACCCTCTAAGTCGGTTATATATTTGTTTGAGGGTGGAACATTGTGCAAGGCACTTGCTTTGCAAGTGCCTTGCTCCCCCCTTCTGTCCCACGAGACCGAGGGGTTTTTGATTTATGGATCATTGGAGGATTGCCTTGGTTCTGCAAATCGAAAAGTGGCATCTTTTTTGCAGAAGTAACGAAGTGATCGCTTTGCGAACTTCTGCACCTTTGCAACCCCAACTGAGGAAATGTAGACGGAGGCAGAAAACTGCGACTTGAAGAAAAATCGAAATGTCGCAGAGGAAACGAAGTGGTCGCTTTGCGATCCTCTGCGATTTTGATGCCGAAGGTCTGCACACGGAAAAGAAAAAGCCACCCGTTGGGTGGCTTTTTTGGGGATCGGGATTCATTAAACAGAAACCTTTACTTCATCTAAATTGTAAAACCCTATCATCTCCGAAGGTCTGAAATATGGCTTGTACTCGTCTACGAAACTGACCTCTGTTTTTTTCTCTTTCAAAAGTTTAATTAGTTTTGGAAGATCACAATCCTCCTCAAGATAAACACAACAATTATCTGAATTATAAAAACTAAAAGGCGAGAAACTATTAAGACCTATTCCAAATCCTTTTAAATCGTAAAGTGAAATCTTGCCATAACCATGACTTGAATTATCTATAAATGGTATTTTAATCTTTAACATTTAAGTTTCCTTCCATTTTCTCTATTGCTTTTTCTAGCTCATTTTCTAATTTAGTTAGTTCAAACATTGCTTTCTTATATCCAAGTAACTCTCCTCTTCGATAAGCTAACTCTAAATGATCTGTTAATTTCTCAAATGGTGAGTTTGGTTCTATTATTTTCTGTCCCATTTTATTTCCTTTCATTAAATGTACCTTTCTATTGTATCCCAGATTTTCCCACATGTCAAATAATACATGACACATGATTGTTTCTTCAACTCGAAAAATGCCATCTAAAACAATTCGCAGAACGCAACAGATCAACAGACAAAAACAGTTTGCGTTCTGCGAATTGTTTTAGGCAACGAACTCCAAACCATGCACCAGGCCTCGTTGATCGGGCAACTGCACCCCAAAAAAAGGGATTTGAAAAAACATCATGCTATGCAATGAAACGAAGTGTTCCCGAAGGGATCATTGCGAAGCATGATGTTTTTGGGGTTACTAGAGCCAAAAGCCACACAACTAGCAAAAGCAAAGAGGGGGGAGGGGGTAAAATGACGGGTACATACACACATACACACATATATATGCAGGGTTGATAAATTCATTCGGATATATTATCGTTTGGGCATGAACCTAGATGCTTTACCCAAAGAGGTGTTACATGAGGTATTTCTGCTTGAGCAACAGAAAAACAAACTAGACACCCGTGATATAGCTCAAAAAAATTTCTTAGCGTATGCCCAACATGTATATGAAAATTTTATCGTTGGACGACATCACAAAATCATTGCAGAAAAATTGGAGCTAATCGCTGAAGGCAAACTAAAAAGACTTATCGTAAACATGCCACCTAGACACTCGAAGTCAGAGATGGCATCTTATCTCATGCCCTCGTGGTTCTTGGGTCGTAATCCGAAGTTAAAGATTATTCAAGCCACGATGAACACAGAACTTGCCGTGAGGTTTGGTCGTAAGGTTAGGGACTTGATTGCCGATCCAATATACACGGAGGTTTTTCCAGAGACTGATCTGAAGCAAGACAGTCAAGCCGCGGGTCGGTGGGAGACAAGCGCTGGTGGTGAATACTTTGCAGCAGGCGTTGGAGCAGCAATGACGGGTCGTGGTGCAGACTTGTTGATTATTGACGATCCACACTCGGAACAAGATGCACTGTCCACGACTGCTTACGATAATACATACGAGTGGTACACATCGGGTCCGAGGCAGAGATTACAGCCTGGGGGAACCATCATCATTGTGCAGACGAGATGGTCAAAGAAGGATTTGACAGGCAGATTATTACAAGCACAGGCAAAGGACAGTATGTCAGATCAATGGGATATCGTGGAGTTTCCAGCGATATTACCGAATGATAAGTTGTTGTGGCCCGAGTTCTGGAACAAGGACGAGTTGTTAAAAGTCAAGGCATCATTGTCGCCTATGAAATGGAACGCACAGTGGCAGCAGAATCCTACATCTGAAGAAACTGCGATGATAAAAAGGGAGTGGTGGACTCCGTGGGAAGAAGAAGATGTACCGAAGTTAGATTATATAATTCAGAGTTATGATACGGCATACTCTAAAAAAGAGACAGCAGACTATAGTGCGATTACGACATGGGGTGTTTTTGAGCCAAAGAAGAACGGCATACAACATTTGATAATGTTAGATGCGAAGAAAGGTCGTTGGAGTTTTCCAGAGTTGA